CGACAGTACTCCAGAAGCAGCGTCTTGGGTGGTCCGTCGGTCTCATAATCCAGCTCCGCGCCTGTCAGATCATTGAGATACGCCTGCCCTCGGTCGATGATCCCTTGGATGTGAGAGTCCTCATCGGTCCAAGTGATTTTGAGATAGGTTTTCACGGCCTGGAGCACGGCGCATCACCTCCCTCTGGAAATGCGCAGGGCGGCGAATGGTGCCGCCGCCCTGCGTGTGTTACTAGCTCGTTAGGTCGGGTCAGGACTTAGTCACAGTGACAGTGTAGGTCTCGCTCTCGGTGCCGCTCGTCACAGTGATCTCGACGGTGTTCTCGCCAACATCCCATGTCGCAGACGTGCCGTTTTCGTGATCGGCATCGTTGACCTTGATGGCGATGGTGGCTTCCCCGTCCTTGGCAACCGCAGTGATCTTGTTGGTCGCGTCAGTGGTGGTGGCTGTGTAGACCATCACCGACTTGTTGAACGCCGGCACCAGATCCAAGCTGCCAATCGTCAGGCTCGCCAGCCGTGCGTCGTAGACAGGGTACACGCTCAGCGGGTCGTTGGTGACCGCGACGTCACCAGCCACGCTCAACGGGTCGTTGGTGATATGCACGTCAGGCACCGCAGGCACCAAGTTCTCGATGTCGAGCACGAGGAACGAGGTGTTGTCCATCGGGCGGCCGGTGCCGTAGAGTTTGATGAGGTATGTCCGTTCGTCCTCGAGGAAGCGATACTCGTCGCTATACTCGATGCGCCCGCCCTTGCCGGTGCCCATAGCCATGATGTAGCGCTTGGCTAGGCCGAGGATGGCCTTGCCCTGCTCCACATAGGCCGATTGTACGATCTTCGTCGGCAACGGCAGGATGTCCCGTACCCACGATCCGTCAGGCCTCTGGAAAGCGGTCGCCGGCATCACCTTGTTGAAGTAGTCAACCGGATTGACGATCAAAAGGAGGTTGGTCACCGGACGGTTCAGGAGGTTGGGGCCTACCGCGAGCTGGGCTGCCAGAGCGCCGTAAGCCGCCGGGGTGAACTGGACCACAGGAATGGGCACCTTGGGAGCGTAGCCCGTTATGTTGTCAAACGCCGTCAGGTCGCGGTCCATGCCGACGGGCTCAAAGATCCGATCATCAGGGTCCGCAGCTTGGTCAGCGATGCCGCGCCCGCTGACGATGCCCTTCTCCAGGCCGTTGGCGAGAGCCTCAGCCAGGATCGTCCGCACGTAGCGGTCAAGCCACGCGGGACCCAGGTCGAGCATGGCCTTGCAGACGGGGACATACGCCGACAGCTTGGTCTGCTCAAGGTGCAGGTAGTTGAACTGAGCGGCAAGCTGCTTCTTGATCTCGCTGCAAAGCGGACCCCACCAGGCGAGGAATCGCCCGTCCATCGTGCTGTAAAGCCACTTGATGAGAGCCGACGCGTTCTCAAACTTAATCTCCGACAAGAGCGGGTGCTCCTCGGTGATGTCCTCGAATACGGCGTTGATGATGGTCTCCGGAAGCACAGCGTCGAAGCCGCTCAGGGCCTGCTTCGGATTGCTGGACTTCATCGCCTCGATGATCTTCTGGTAGTACCTGTTTTCCTCGCTGGTCAGGGCGCGTACGCCACGGCCGGCAAGCACCTGGTTATCGGCCGCTTGCACCATGCCCCTGGCTTCGGCCATGACCGCATCTTGCAGGATTTCCGTGTACTCGAGAAAAGCCTCCGAAAAGGCTTCCTCGTTGCCGTCTTTGACGGCCTGGTTAATTTTGGCCACAATTTCTGCTTTCTGCTTTGCAAGTTCGTCCATGTTTTTCATTTAACTATCACTCTCCTAAATTATTTAGCGGAACAATGCCGCCAGTAAGTTTGGTAATTTGTTCTCCGGCTCCGGCTCGGGTTCTGGCTCAGGAGCTGGATCAGGTTCTGGTTCTGGTTCTGGCTCTGGTTTCGGTGTTTGCACTTTTGCCGCCTGCTGCTTAAGGATCATCTCTACCATGCGCTTTTTAAGGCTTTGATTGGCAGCCTTTCCCGTTGCAGCGTTGACGACGGAAGTGGCAAAGCCCATCTCGAGCGCATCGGCAGCGGAGATCCAGGTTTCTTTCTCCATCATCTCTTTCAACTTTTCTTCGGTAATGTTGACGTGGTTCATGTATGCCTGTACAGATGCAGCGTTAATTGTCTCTAAATCATCGGCATCTTTACGAAGCTGATTAGGATCCCCGGCGGTAAGAAGCCAGGCGTTATGGATCATCAGCAGGGACGCGTTAGACATTACCCTTTCGTCTCCCGCCATGAATACTACCGAAGCAGCAGAACAGGCGAAGCCGTCACAATAGGTTTTAACCTTTGCCTTGTGCCGTCTGAGCTGGTTATAGATTGCCAGTCCTTCCGCTACCTCACCACCATAGGAATTAATAAAGACATTGATTTTCTCAATGTCTTCCGGCAAGCCCTCGATCTCTTTTGCCAGCGTGTAGCTTGAAACGTCACTATCAAACCATTTCCATGAAACGATATCGCCGTAAATATGGATATCAGCCTCTTTTTCCTTTTCTTTGACTACCAGCGAATAGTATCGTTTATTGATACTCACCACCCCCTTTCAAATTTTCAGGTTCGGATTTATCGGCCATTTAATCACCCCCCCCCCGAATTTTCTATGCTGTGCTCGATTGGCTCGTAATTCTTGGTCACGAAATGAGTTGTGCTCCACTCATTGTCAAGCGGCTCCATGCCAAGGGATTTAAGAACGTCGTCAATGGTGTAACCGCCGATTCTGAACAATGTTTCCAGCGCCCCCGCGATGTCTTTGATGTCAACTGCGCGAATCATGGAAGTATTAAGCTTAACGTATGTCCTGTCGAGGAAAGCCCGCTTTTTGTAGTATTTGCGATTTATCTCGTCGGTCAATAACTCAGCCAGGGGATTCACACAAAACGTCAGGAAGTTGTTAACCGCCTTGTCGGTGTCCGCTACTGTCCCCTTCAGCAGCTGCGGCGGCACCTGAAAAGCTATTGCCACGAAGTCAAATATGTCGTCGATGAAGGAGCGGATCTCCTTGTTGTCCGCCCCGCCTTTTACGCCGATGTTGCTGGAGAGCTCTTCGTATTCAAGATTATTTGGCAGGGGCAATACCGCTCCGTTTTCTGCCTCAAAGAACCGCTTGAATTTGTTCTTAAAAAGATCCTCCAGCTGTTTTTGCGCTTCCTCTGTCTGCGGATAATTCGTAGGAATCTTCATCTTGCCCCGCCTGGAGTTGTTGCGTTTATAATTCTGTTGGCTGGCTTCTATCAGCTTTGAATATGATCTGTAGAGGCCGTCTATGACGTTCTTTATTTCCTCGTTGTGCAGTTCAAGGTGAAATACTTCAGATTCAACAAAACTCTTGTTTAGCTGAAAATCATCAATTACGACATCCGTGTAAATGTATTCCTGGAAGGCAAATTTCCTCACATTGAAACTGTCGGCAACATAGAAATGCCCGTCCTGCTGCACAATAAGGCACTCGTTATCGTAAACAAGATGATGTATGACATCCCGCCAGAATTTACTGGCGCTCTTGTTCGGGTTCGGCTCTACGTTGAAAAGATAGTAGTTGTCTTTCCTGACTTCCTTGCCCTTCTCGAATGTCTGAAATTCGCTGCGTGCCACAGCGTTAGATATGAGGTTGATACATGCCTGAACAGCCAATTCTTTAAAAAATATCTCGCTGGTGAGCTCTCCTATAAATATATCAAGCGTTACTGATTGCGTGCCGTTTTTGAAAAGGCTTATAAACCAGTCTTTTATTGTCACCCGCTCACCTCCTTAGTAGGTATAAACATCCAGGCTCATCACATCATTAAGCGGCTCTTCCAGTTCGCTGTCTTTGCTCAGGGCATGTATCAAAGCAAAAAACCCGTCTGTTTTACGGGTCTTTGGTTCGATCTTCAGGTATGTTGTGTTGCCCTTCTTATCCACTTCGATGCAAGTGTTGTTCGTGTACCAGCGCATTGTCGGGTTGTCTCCGAACACCAGAGTTTCTTCGGCAAAACTTTGCTCTACCAAAGGGGCCACTTTGGCATGAGTAATCGGCCCGCTGCGGACAGCTTCCAGCGGCAAACCAACCTTTTGAAATTCTGCTTCGAGCAGGGACTTACGATATTCGTCACAGTAAATATTTTTAATGTGATACTTTCTGGCCTGCTCTAAAAACCAGCCAGCAATATCTGCAGCACTGATATTGTCCCGATAGATTATTGTTATCAAACCTCGCTCTACCATCTCCTGCACCGGGAACTTGATCGGCCTGCTCTCTACTTTTAGGGCCAGGTGGCAGACGAAGGTGTGTTCAATCCAGTACCGCTTGCCCCGGTATTTGAATAACAACCCGCAACTGGCAAAGTCAGTCGTCCGGGCATAGTCCAGAGCGCCCAGGCATTGCAGCCCCTGAAGTTCGCCATAAGGTATCAGCTGATTCGTGGCCAGTACCTTCTCCCAGGGCGCAACCACGATGAAATTGTCCTGTGCCGGCAGATTCATCCTTTTGGTCATAAAGTCAATAGCCAGGTGCGGCAGGTACTTCATCTTAACGAAGACTTTTTTCATTTCCTTTTGCAATTCCGGAAAATAATTATATGACGGATTTGCCTTAGGCCAGTTGGCCGGATCTTCGGCCTCCTCTTTGCTGTCGAGTTTATATATGAGTGGCAAAAAGCCGATGTCTTTTATTTCACCGGAGAGTACCTGTTTAGATAAATCGAGCAGCTCGTCCAGCACGCCGCCGCGAACATAACCGTTTGTGGTAATGTAAAAGGTCCGGCTGTGCTTCCGCTTACCAAAACCAGACGTGAAAACCTTAATCATATCCCAGTTTTCATATTCGTGAACCTCGTCAAAAATTAAGCAGCCGGTCCGCTTGCTATCCTTGGTCTTTGCGTTACTGGTGTTAAATTTAATATATGAGTTGGTCCGTAAGTTGACTATTATCTGCTTTGACTTGTAGAAGAACTTTTTCAGCTTCTGCCAGTAATTTTCCAGGACGTTATAAATATCCTCAAAAGACGTTTTCGCCTGGTCCTCAGCATTGGCGATGATATCCACGTTATAACCTTTGATGCCATGGTAGTGAGTAGTTAAATACCATGCTACAGGAGAAATAAAACCGTTCTTGCCGTTGCCCCGGCCCATCATTATAAAGATTTCGTCAAATACCACCATATCGGTAGATTTGTAATAGCAATGAATCAGGGCTATAACGAAAAGCTCCCAGTCCAGGAGCTTGAATTCAAAATACCGCTCTATAAGCTCAACAGCCTTATCGATCATGTCGCCTTTAATAATCGCATCAGGATCATCTAACTTTTTCTCGATGTAATCCATGGCCTGCTTAAGTTCCTTACAGGCCGGAATGGCACCGGATCGAACGCCGTCGATGTAGCTGTCAATGTAAGGGTGATAGTCCTTTCGCCTCTTCTGCATTTACATCGTCACCACCTCCAATCACATTTCGTCATCATCAAACATCTCCTCATGAGTAGAGGGTTTAATATTTAAGAACGCAAGGATCTTCAACATTTGCTGGTTTACCTTGACGGCCTGGTCTATGCTGTCGTTCTTCTTCCGACCATAAGAAGTCTCTGAATTCCTCCACTCCGTGTATGGGTTCTTTTTGCCGTCCTTGATTAGCTTATTCTTAATTTCATACAGAGACATGTAATCGTGAATTAGGTCAAGGTAATGTTGGCCGTAAATTCCCTGGCGTTCTAACTGGTCAATAAGGTCCTGCTTAATTTGTGATTTTTTTGGTTTCTTGGTGTCGGCCAATTTTTACCCCCCCCTCATGTGGGTTTTTCCAAAAAATCTGTTTTGGGAGT